ATCCGAACACGGCTATGACGCCAAGTTGCTGGCTGGTGGTCAAAGCCTCATTCCGACCATGAACTTTCGCCTGGCGCAACCAGCGGTGTTGATCGATCTCAATGGTATTCCCGACCTGGCCTACATCCAACCGGCGGCTGACGGCAGTTTGCGCATCGGCACCATGACCCGCCAACGTGCGCTAGAAAAAAGCGACCTGATTGTCCAACATGCGCCACTCATCCACGCCACCATGCCTTATATCGCCCATGCCCAAATTCGCAACCGTGGCACCATCGGCGGCAGCCTGGCCCATGCCGACCCTGCCGCTGAGTTGCCGGTGATTGCCGTGGCGTTGGATGCCCAACTGAAAGTGTGCAGCAAATTGGGTGAGCGCTGGGTGAGCGCACAGGATTTCTACGTTGCCCTCTTTGCCACTGATCTGGCGCCGGATGAAATTTTGGCCGAGATCGTGCTGCCGCCGCTCCTGCCGCGCACTGGCTGGTCGATCCAAGAGGTTGCTCGGCGTCGGGGTGATTATGCCATTGTAGGGGTGGCGACTACGGTGGGCTTGGATGAACAAGGTCGCTGTACAGATGCACGAATTGTCTTACTAAGTGTTGGGGAAGGGCCAACACAGGCGCGGCAAGCCATGTCAATGCTCCAGGGTGAGCGACCGACGCCAGCCCTCATTGCCGCCGCGGCCGAGACCTGCGCAACCAAGGATATTGATCCAACGGCTGATATTCACGCCTCGGTAGCGTTTCGTCGCCATTTAGCCAATGTGTTGACCAGACGGGCGCTGACCGAAGCCTTTCAACGGGCTGGACAGGAACCCTTATGAGCTTTCAACCCAATCGCAATCAACCCCATCTCATGGCGGCCTATGGTGGCGCAGGCTGGCAACCGCGCAGCCGTTCCCTGGCCGGTGAATTAGGTAACATTTGGGGCGCCTGTGGCGTTAACAGCGAATGGTCGCCGCTGAAAGCCGTGTTGCTCCATCGTCCCGGCGCCGAATTGGCTGCTTCTGCGGAAGACCCAAATGCCGTTCAGATGGTCGCCCCATTGGATATTGCCAAAGCCCAGGCGCAACACGATGCCCTGGCCCAAGCCTATCGCGACGCCGGTGTGACAGTGCATTATGTCAACCCGCCGGCAACACCCAGCCCTAACCAGATGTTTTGCGCTGACCTGAATTGATTGAACCACTGTAAGCGATTGTTTTTGCTTGCCAATTCTCGTGGATGTTTTGCGTCGATTTTCAGATGCTACCAGATAAATCCTACTGTGTCAAATCGTCTTCTTGGGTCTACCACCCTTCTGCTTATCACGATTCATAAATCGTTCAATGTCGCTATCTGACCAAACGTAAGCGTTGCCAATCTTTGCCGCGGGGCGCAAGTGCTTGTGTCGCCATAGCAATGTTGCGATAGTGGCGGCTGTCATGCCTAGCTGTTGCGCTACATCGTTTGTTGTTCTACCGTTTATCATAGCTATCCTATCTGTTTATCTCATTATCAACAAGTATACTACGTCTCATGCCGCATGTCAAGTGGCTGATTGTGAAAGTCCTAAAACTTTAAGGTTGAATTCATTTTCTGTTGGCGCTTCGTGTTCGCCTCATCAATAATCTGTTGGCTAGGCGTTGGCGTAGGGGAAACGCTAGGCTTGCGCGGCTTATAGTCGTCGTTTAGGTAGCCGTTGTGCCTAAAAATAATCTGCTGCTCTAGTGAGTGCGGTAAGTCATAGATCCGAACCTTCCAATTACGGCTATCCTTATTCTCTGCTAGATATTTGCCAACTGTAGATGTCGGTTTACCATCACCTGTTTTGTCTCCAAAGCCACGATGATCTAGTAGTCGCTGCCGTACACGCCCACGGCTCTTGCCTGTATAGACAAGTGCGCCAACGCTATCGTGAATCGTGTAGATTTCGCAGCCATGCCAGCGTTCAGTGCATTGTCGGCTTTCCTCAAACTCACCAATCATTTTGTCGCCATCAGTCCACAGGTGCGCCCAACTCATTTCAATGTACGCAGCACCATCAATCGCCTGATTGCAGTAATTGTAAAATTGCTTCATATCCATTGCAGATTATCCGATCATGTTCGTCGCTCCTTTCATTTTGGCGATCTTGGTTATTGTCAATTTGTTGATTACGTCATCAACATGTATAATATAGCACAGCCGCATGGCGGGTGCAATGGTAGAATTGCTATGCTTTTTACGAGTTTTTAACAGGAGATTAGCAGATGGATAGCAAACAGAAAGATAACGACAACGAGGATTTTGAGCGCGACGAACATGGTAATAGGATCTTCAAGCCAAATGAAGTGGTGTGGCTTGAAATTTTAGGAAACAAGGTGCCAATGGTCATGCGCAATACAAATCCTGCGCAGATTCTTGAATTTCCGATGCGATACTTCGGAGTGATCAGAGATTGAGGTTTGTCATCTCTAGAATGAACACCATAACAGATCATACTGAGATTACTTATGGTGTTCATTCTAACGATGGCAAAGTATTACAGCACGCTAAATACGATGTTGAATAGTGATAGCCACGCCACACCGCCATTTATCACAGTCACGGCTCCGGTCGGAGAAATATCAACCCGCCCAGCGCCATCGCTAGTGTAAGAAGAAACCATATGCGATCCTTGCGGACGAAAGCCAACAGGAAGCGTGCAGATTGTCGGATCTATCCCGGTTGATCTGGTAGCCAACCCTCGCATGAACACCATATCGCCAATCTTCTTGTACTGCACGCCTGTCCAGCCGCCACCATAGTTGCCCCATCCGGTGCCAAAAACTACGTTTGACCATGCCGATCCAATTCTTCCACTGATCAAAGTATCAGCGTTCAAGTTAATCAGTGCGGTACTAACTGAGCCGACATTGATCTCATTGGCTGACAAAAAGATATTTGAAATTCCTGTCGCTGGTGCGACCAGTGATATTTCAGCCGTCTCTAGTGCTGTTGAATTGTACGATCTCAGAATGATCGTGCCAGCGGGATTTGCTGCAATCGCTTTGTTTTCAATGATCAGACTTGTGCTATCGCCAGATGCAAAAGCATCAAATCGCGCTACTGGATCGCCGGTGCCAAGTGCTTGCCGCCATGTAATTGCTTGCGGTTGAAACTCAGCGCCAGGAAGTAAAAGATCAAGCCCGTAAGTAGCATCAAGCTTTACTTTCGTCACGCCACCCGACGACATAGAGATCGGGATGTTGTTAAAGACTGGCGTGTCGCCTGACAAGCGCATGAATTTATCATTTACGCCAACGCCATTGCCAGCATACAATCCATAGTCGCCTGTGGTGCCGAAAAGATTGCCAACATCGCCAATCTGTGTGAAAGTCGCATAATTCGACGGCGAGATCGGATCTGAACCACTCCACTTGCGGAATCTAATGTATGGAGCGCCAGTAGCATCAATCGTACTCAAATGGATAATTGCCTGCCCACTTGCGCCGAAATTGGTGACAACGCGCCCCTTTTTGATTAGCTTACCCGTTGAACCCGCGCGCAGTGTAAATATCCATGCCTGTGTTTCGGGGTCTAGGGGAGGTACTGGCGAAACGAAGACTTGCCCCCAAATCGTTTCGATCACGATCCCCGTATCGATGTCTACCTGTTGCAACAATACCCAATCGCCTGGTGTAAATAGCTGACCGGGGACAAGTGGACTATTCTCAAATACCGCAACAGATGAACTCCCGATTGCGCTTGGTGTCGTAAAATTAACCGCTAAGATCGCATACCCTTTTGCCCAATATTGATTTCCACGGTCGATCCGCGTCTCATTGGCGACGAATGTACCAGCGGTCAGTTCGTTGACGACTACCTTCCCAATCGCTAGGACACTACCACCCGCCGTACTTGGGTTTTCATTGAACTGAAAGCCAGCAATCGGAAAGCTGCTATTGAAGTTGGTCGTCCTGATTACTTGGTTGACGGGCAAGATGATCGACCCGCCAGGATCAAGCGTTAGATCGCCGGTTGGGTTGATTAGTGTACTAGCACCCGAAATTGTAACGCCGCCTGTATTGGTCAGCAATGGCGTAATCACGCTGGTATTAGCGCTTACAGATTGTCCAACAGAAGCGCTGCTCGAAACAGCAAGCGATTGAGAGATTGAAGCGCTACCAGTCACAATAACCGATGGCGTAGCTGTATCGACTCTCAGGATTGACGTACCCGATTTTGATTGTATGTCTAGCGCCGCCGTGCTATCGGTGCGAACAATCATTGATCCATACATCGTGTCGCCGTTTGCGTGCATCCATGCACGACTGTACTGCGCAGCATAGTGACGTAGCCCGATCTGCGAGATCCATACATTGGCTTTCGACGCGTAGGCGGCATCCTCAAATCTGTTTGTCAGCGTGAATCGAACGTAGCGATACACGTTACCGGTGATTACCGGATTACCATTCTTGCCCATCCATAAGCCAGGGACGATCTCAGCGGTATTAGCAGTTGTCGTCTCCCACTGCCCCGCTGTCGGCTTGAACCATGTCGAATTATTAGCTGATACCTCGCACACAATAGATCGATAGTGCGTAGCCTGTCCATTCATAGGCAAGCGATATTGCAAGAACGGTTGCCAGTTAGCCGCCCCATAGTTGGATTGATTCGCACCAAGATCGATATGGATTACGATCTGAGTGGTTGTGGAATCTGTGCCACTGATCGTCAAGAATCCGCCACGACTATTGAATGCACTGTTGATAGTATTCGCCGTGACAGTACCAGCGCCAGTGATCTGGATTGATACAGTGCCGCGCAGATCGGCATTCGTTAGCTCATTCCGATCATATAGTCCCAGCATCCCAAGATCGTTAGCCCCTTGTCCGCCAATGCCGATCACAGAGTCCTTAACCCAGCCAGCCGTGAGTGTTTTGGGAACGCTGACAAGCCCACTGCCAGCAGCGCGCAAAATTTCACTCGTAGTGGTGCCACTGGTGGCGTTCAACACTATATCTGTTCCCAATTGCGCTGTTGAGTGAACAGCGGAAGCTACCGCACGCACGCCTGCAACAATCAAGCCAGGAGCCGTCAGACTACTGTCGTTGGATTGAAAATTGATCCCGCCAATCGTGTCGCCAATAACGATAGCAGATCGTGAGCTACGCAGTGTAACCTGCGGTGTGGCAACATCTGTCGCAATCGCCACAATGCCCCTATTGAACTCTTGCGCCTGTGTTGTTGCGCCTGCTACCGTGCCATCAATCCGCAAGAATCTACTATCCGCCACAATTGAATAGTTTTGGACGCCCGTAGCAATGTCAGTGGCAACCCACGGCGCTTGAGATCGCGATAGTTCGCCATCCAAGCCTGACAGCGTGTGATCATGCTCACCAGAACCACCGCCACTAATGATCGTAGTCTGCCCGCCCGACTGTTGACGGTAAGATTTTAGCTTGCTGGCTAAATCGCTGATTCGTTCGCGCTTCATCTACTATCCTTGCTGAATCGTGTTCAGATCCCAAACTGACCGCTTGCCCATCGGCTTAAGATCGCTAATGCGCCGCTGCCTAATGCTATACTCTGCATATCCGATCAAAAAAGGTGAAAGTGGCGCTAATCCGTCGCCATCTGGTAATCCGTCAATTTCGCACCATTTACCGACCGGTAGCACGCCAGAATCGATATTTGATCCCCGACTGGTCAACAAACGACCATCAGGCATTAGCTTGTACTCAGGAATCCGACTGGTATCAGCCGCATCAATAATGCAGCGCCAGCCTACCGTAATCGTCGGAATTATAGATGTTCCCGACGATGCGCCAGCATCTAGCAGATTCTCAATCTCGCTCAGTGCCGTGCTTTCGCCATCACGGTAGGATCGCCGCCAGATGCCGCTATTGATTCGGTTATCCACGCCACTGATATATTGTCCCGAACTCACAATAATATCTTGAATCAATTCACTGCTTTGTTTGTGTCCCCATAGCTGGAATGGCATCGAAGCATTTTTATCTCTAGCATTCCACGCTACATCGTCCCCGATCCAAAGTACGCCGTCATGCCCCCGATCCTCATCTAATCCAACAGCGTAGAAGCTGGTCGTGCTATTGCTACCAGTCCGCTGAATGGTAATCCAATACTTTGTACCTAAACTCAGCGTAGCCGTTCGGTTTAAGTTGAACTTAACCCAGCCCATCGACTTCGGTAATAGCGCACCCGAAATAGTCACTTGATCTAGCACAGTACCAGGAGCATTGCTACTGTCAGATCGTAGCTTTATCGTTACGCTATCCGCTGGCGATCCCTCGCGTCGAATTTTTAGCCACAATTCAGCAGGAGAGTACGGCTGTACATTCGACGCTGTGAATGAGTAAGCAAGCGCCGTTGTCGCCACAAGCGTTACCGTTGCCCCCGGCTTTTCTAATACAACATCAGATGATAGATTGAGCGCCGACCCCTGCTCAATCGTGATGTTAGCCCCAGCCGCTTCTGATACGACGTTGCCGGTAATCGATGTCGATGTAGCCACAGCGCCCCGTCCGGTTGCGTCAATCAAGTGGTAGCGGCTGTTTGCAGGCGACCCCGACACACGAATGTATGATCCCATCTCGATAAAGCCTAAGCCGCTCTTGGAATCCAATATATCGTCGCTGGCATTGAAGCTGATTGTATTGCTCGTGTACGCCTCCGTTTTGCCAGTCGTGCCGGTAGCAAACTTGACCCCGTTGTTTGATAATGAGCCAGCGATCCGAATTCGCTCACCATCTTGTAAGCCATCCAATCCGCCAGCAATCCGGTGAATCTTCCTATCCGCAAAACCAATATCAGTCGCCGTAATTCCCCAGCCGATTGACTGTTCGGCGTTGTCATCGCCAGCGTATTGATCGTTATCCGATCTGTTCTCGTAGTAGATCCATTCCAGCGTATTCCACAAACCACTACAACGAATGGTTGCCGTGTCACTGATTGAGAGATTGAAGTTCTGTTGAGCGAAGGCTGATTGACTCAGGATTTTAGCCGCCGCCGCCGCCGCCTGCTCTGTGCTTGCTTCTCCAATACTATAGCGCAACTCACGCTCACCAAAAGCGCCAATACTCCGTGCATCCTCATGCCAGTTGGTGATTGATGGCACAGGAAAGCCGTCGCCATCCGTTACACTATGCAATACTCGCACGCGATTAGCCATATCACGCAAGCTGGCGACAATCTCAAGATTGCCGTAAACTGTGTTTACATCGACAACCTTTCCCCACCACACAGGGACGTTATTATCATTCCGAATGATGATGTAGTAGCCCAGCCAATTGCGTAGCGCCAGTAGTGATTCAGGCGTACCCGAAGCCTCTAGCATTGCAGAGTGTGATCCACCAACCGCATAGCTATCGTATCGTAGCGGCTCAACCTCAACCGATGTGACAATCTGGCGTTTGTCTCTATCGAAAATATCAACTGAAAACATTAGATTGTTGATCTCCGTGGTCGGCATGTAACGACAACAGTAGATTGCCGTGATTGGTTATATGCGCCAAACTCATCGAATAATAGGTGTAGACGATTCGACCTGCCAGGATACGCCATTGGGACGCCACCAGATTTACGCAACGTAGCGTAGTTAATCCCACCAGTAGCGAAATATGGCATATCCTCAATTGCGTCGTAGCCAATCTTTTCACCAGCCGCCCACGTATACCCCGCCGCTAAATTCATCGCATTAGTAGCAGGCGCAACCTGTGCCAATGCAAGCGTAGCGCTGCCCGTTGCAGAACTGTAGGCTGAAATTACGATTACCAACCCGCCATTAGCAACCTTTGGAACTTCTAGAGTCCCAAGATCAAAAAGAAGACGGGAAGACTCAACGTACTGCTCATTTGATAGATTGATTGGCGTATAGACGCCACCGTACAGCAGATATAGCCCTGCGCGTAGGTAGATACCAGCAGATATAGCCGAAAAGCCAGCTATGACACTGATTGATTTTCCCGCCAGTTTACCCGCCACTGTTGACGACAATGGAAGAGCATACAGTATGCTATTGTGTCCAACAGAACCAGTCCAATTGACTGTAGCCGTTGCCGGGATCAACAAATGTTCGTTGGTTGTCATACCAGCAAAAGCATCAGTGTTTAGGTAAAATCGCCTAGCTGTTAGCGTAGCGCCCGAAGCGTTCGTGATCTCCACTGATAGCGGTGTAGGCAATGAACCAGAAATTGTCGCAAGTGATATAGTATTAAAAGGCGACGTGTTGCCATTGCGGATCGTAGTATTCGCCAGCGTTACAGGTTGACCCTCCCAAAAATCGACCCGCTCGATAAAAAACGCCAGTTCGCCCACCGCGTTAGATTCGTAGATTTGGCGCAACTGTTTAGATTCGCCCCATTCGTCTCGTCCATCGACAATTTCAGATCGGTGAACGCTATCGCTTGCGCTTACTTGATATTCCAAGTAAATCCGATTATTGCCCCGTTCTACTTGTCTAGTCTTGGCATCTGATAGCAAGCGCTTAATCGCTCCAACAGTTGCAGCGATGTCGCCAAACGCACCAGCGAACGATACGGTAATTGGCTCTGTTACGGTGTCGCCATCACCGGTGGTTGGGAAATAACGCGCCCCGATCAAGCCAGTAGCCACGCTACCACCATCATTATGGAGAGTGATTGTCGTTGTGCCGTCCGTGATTCTGAGTAGCATTTATACCCCCGCCAGCCGTTGCTGAATCTTATAAGCGATCTGCTCTACATCCATGTTGTTGTTCACATTTTGGACGTAAACGTTTACCGTTGCGCCAGATCGCGCCCCGCTTCTGCCATCTTTCGCTTTTGGTTCGCCGGTGTCAGCACCGCCACCACCGAGCCAGCTTGGTAGAGACGGCAACGATGGTGCCCAACTCAATAGGCTCGATACCCACGCTGGCGTTGCTGGCGTCCAATTCAGTAATGTACTAATCCACCCAGGAGCATCGGGAAACTTCCAGCCGAAGATCCGACTCCAAATCGCAGCCAATTCGCCGCTAAAGTCAGGAAATGTCCATGCGAAAATCTGCGCCCATGTTGCCAGCAGCCCCTCGCTGAATTCGGGGAATGTCCAGGCTACCAGTGCCGAAACATCGCTAGGAGGATCAGGGAAAGCCCACGCCAACAGGCTAGTTACGGCTGTCGGCGGACTTGGGAATGTCCAGGCGACTAGCGTCCCAACTGTCGCCGGTGTATCAGGAAAGACCCACGCCAACAGGCTACTTATCCACGCAGGCGACTGCATATTTATAAAAGCATCCTTGACGCTATCGAATATGCCACCCGCCCATGTCACTTTTGACACATTGGCTTCTGTGTCGTAAGTATTCTTGTATAAGCCCCACAGCACAGATGTGATTGAACTATCAGCATTATAGGTGTGACGGAACAACCCCCAAGCAACGTCGGTGATGCCAGTCGTTGATTCGTAATGACCGTGCCACACGCCCCAAAGCACGTTAGAGATTGACGATTCGGCTGTGTATTTGTTGGTGAACAGCCCCCACAGCACATCCGTGACGCCAGCCTTTGCCCCGTAGTCGCCAAAGAATAGCCCCCACGCTACATCGGTCACGGACGCATCAGCATTGTAAGTATTCTTGTATAAGCCCCACAGCACAGATGTAATTGCGCTATCAGCATTATAGGTGTTACGGTACAAGCCCCAGACAACATCCGTGATGCCAGCATTAGCCTCATAGTGTCCGTAGTATAGTCCCCACAGGACATTATTAATCGTCACGCCCGAATTATAATTGGCAGTATAGCGACCCAATCCCCAATCTACATCGACAATGCCAGCATCAGCATCGTATTTGAACCTGAACTTACCCTCGCCAGCGTTCCAGTCGATTTTTTGAATGCCAGCATCAGCGTCGTACACCCACGACACGCCACCGCCGCTATAGGTTGTCCAATCAACCTTCGTTACCTTCGATTCAGCGTCGTACACCCACGACGCCAACCCACCGACTGCCCAGCCAATCCAATCGACTTTTGTTACTTTTGAAAGTGCGTCGTATGTGTATGTGAAGTCTCCCCAATCGACGGTCGTCACTTTTGTTGTAGCGTTATAGTTCGTCTCAGCGCCAGTCAATGCGCCAACAGCGCCAACACTAGCGGCAACCTTACCGCCGCCGCCCTCCGACACAACCGTGTAGAAGGCTTTGGCTTTTTCAGCAGCAGCACTAACTTTCTTCTCAATAGAACTAAACGCCTCTTCAATCGCTGGTAGAGCGCCATTGGCAACTACTAGCAGCGCATCAGTGAGAGGCGAGATCGCAACGGTAGCGCGCCGCCACATTCCAGTAAAAAAGTTACCAAACGTCTTGTATTTCTCTTGAAGCTTATCGGTTGCGCCTTCCATATCCTTCAGTGCTGTTTTCGTTAGTGAAACCGAATCAACGAACGAATCGCCTAGATCCTCGTATTGTGTACCGATAACAGCAGCGCCAGCCTGCATTCTAACCGTGGCGTCATCCGTCTTTCGCAGTGCGTCGGTAACGATTGTCCATGCGTCCGCTACCGTCATCGTTCCGTCCGCCAACCCACGCGTAATCTGGTCGGCGTTCAGACCTAGCATCTCAAGACCTTTGCGCGTTGTGTCGCTGCCGTCTTGAATTCTTAGCCGAAATTCCTTAAAAGCATCCGCAGCCTTATCAGTGCCAAGCATCCCGCCTTGTAGCCCAGACTCCATCAGACTAAAAAACTGTTCAGCCGAAGCGCCGCCATTGGAGAATTGCGTACTATATTCACCAACGGTATCAAGAAAATCACCAGAGCGATCTAATCCTTTTTGATAGCCAGCCGCAATGAAGTCGAACGCTTGATCGGACGTTAAACCGAAATTTTCCATAAGCGTCTTGGCAGCGCTAACTGATTCATTGACTCCTGTGTCGAATGAATCACGTAGCGCAAGTGCTTTTTCGGTGATATTGACCAAGCTTGGATCGCTGGCAGACAATTCCAACTGTTTTGTGACTTCACCAACAGCGACACCAACATCAGTGATTGACTCACCAAAGTTGTTACCGTAAATCTGCTTGATTGCGCCGCCAAATTTCTCAGCTTCCTCAAGCGGTAAGCCTAAACTAGCCGCCATATCAGCAGTAGCCGTGCGCAGATCATTGGATACATTGAAAGCCCCGACGCCAATAGCTGCAACAGAGCCAGCCAGGGCAGTAGTTCCAGCTAAGGCAGCACCGCCCATCAGCTTTGACACAGTGCCACCTAAGCCAGATGCCCATGCGGATGTCTTATTTTTGGCTGATTCTAGTCCACTAACCAATCTCTTGTCGTCAGTGGCGAGATAAACAATCGCGTCTGCTAATCTCATGTAAAGTCGATCCCGATCTGATTCAGCATAGCATCTGCATCAATCCGTTTGCCACTATTGCCTGATTTTGCCTCAGCTAGTGGCTTCAAAATTGCCAACGCTTGCAAGTTGGCTTCCCAGCGCTTTCGGTGCATGTAACTATGCGTCAACTGTACAATCGCCACTGAATCCAACTCATCAGCGAATATGCCCCATTGTGACAGCGCCAACTCGTCAATATCTACGGCTTCTGCGAGCCAATCTCTCTCATCAAATTCCGTAGCTTGCCGGAAAAAGGGAACGCCAGCGCCAACACCTCCACGAAGGCATCGATAATTTCTGACTCAAATCCCTCTGCCTCAATCCGATCACGATCCGCCGCCAGTTCGGGGGAATAAGCAAATAGAAGATCAGCAACGACTTCAATGCTTCCAAAGATTTTTGACGCCACACCCTGCACGGCGGTAGCAATGGTTGAGAGATCGTTGAGGCTAGTCCCCCCCGCAGTAGTTAGCGCATTCGCCAGTTCAGACCATTCCGTCGCCACACGCTTACGCCATTCTACCGACTTACGAATCGATAGCTCTTTAATCGTGTATTCGTTGCCAGCAATGGTAATTTTTGCTGTTTTCATGCTTTACTCCTATTTATTATCAAACTCTTGTGATTTTCCCTAAAAATCGACCGAATAGGAAGCTCAGGATTAAACGATAGTAAGGCGTAGATACATTTACAGCCTCAATATCAGAATAGCGCTTCTTATTCGGTCGATCTCCTACCACTGGATATTAGGATGTAGCGTTAGCGGTTACTTTTTGGAATTTCAGCAGCCGTTGACCAATCGGCTTGCTCACATCTGCCAGCGCCTTGATCTGTAGCGGAATGCCGGTAGCTGCTTTCTTGGAGAATTCCAAGTTACCATTCAGCATTGCATTCGCTTTCCAAACGAACAGACGAACGGGGAACTGCACGCCAGCCGAATTAACATAGAGCGACTCAATCCCGAAAGCGTATTCGCTCACCAGCAGCTTACCGCCAGCGTTTACCTCAGTGAACCCTTTTTGACTAGCGCCAGCAGCCGTTGTCGTGACAGCGCCATCAAAAGCAAGCCCCAGGTTTACCCCCAGAGATTCAGCTAAAGTTGTCTCAATGGTCGCCTCTTCTTTGGATCGACCGCGCTTGACTGCAATCGTTGAGCTTTCGACCTCAATATCAAATAGCTCCTGATTGTAAGCAAACGTGACAGGCGTTAGCGTAGACCCCAAGCTCACCCAGCTACCGCCCCACGCCTGATCGTAGGCAATCGTTGTCTCACTAGGAATAGCCGCGCCAACAGGAGCGTAGTAGATTCGAGCAGGAGCAGCTAAAATATCAGCAACATTCACACTCATTATTCACCTCTTGAATATGCAAAAATATCAAAATAGACCGTGTATTCGTTTAAGTCGGGATCATGATCGTCCGACATATTTTCTGGAATGATCGCGAAAGCGCCATACGTTGCAGCCTTGTTGTTGTAAGCCTTGAGCGCCTTGATCGCTTTGTGCGCCAGATCGTGAGCCGTATCATAAGAGCTTGCATGACAGGCAAGTTGTACCCGCCAGCGCCACAACTCGCTTACACTATCAGCTTCATCAATCCGACTGATCACCTGATAGCGGATGGCGGGAAGTGTTGAATTTTGCGGCAAGACTAGCGGATAGCAGCGATTAGCGATAGCGGCAACTACTTCTGTATTTGCCATCAACGCCGCTCGAACACTTTTACCAATCATTCGATACCTTTCCGCAACCTGTTCACAATCGCCTTAGCCAGCGTGTCCTTAGAAGAATCCAGAGCAGGACGCATAAATGGTCTAGCTGCCATTCTGCTGGTGCCTCGCTCCAAAAACTTGGCGTAGAATGATGCAAACCCGACTACTGCCTCATTGTTTCGTGGCTTGATTTGGCGATTGCTTTTATTATCCGGCTCATACGTTGAGCGCTGCTTAGTGGCGACGTACCCAGACGCTTTTAAGTCGCCGCTGTCTTCCGGTGCGTTTGCCGTTGCCGCTCCAATCAGTATCTCGCCAGCCGTAAATAGCGCTTCATCTGCGTTTTCCTGAATCAGCTTCAGCAATTCGTCGTCGCGCCATTTCACTTGCACTCTACTGCGATTCATGCTCTGTGCATCCTAGAATCAATTCACGCCGATTACCATCTGGATCTGTCTGCGCTGTAATGTCCAGCTTCTTGCCGCGCCAATCAATCCGCATTCGATTGGAGATGTCTGAACGAAATCGAATCTTGATCCGATAGTCGATCCTAGCAATCTCACGATCCGCCCCACTGTTGAATTGCTCACTAGCGGATGGCGTGCGAACTTCAGCCCACAAGGTAGCGAATGGCGTCCAGGCTTTTACCTCCTGCCCATAAGCATCTTGCGTGCTGGTGTAGCTTTCTATGGTGATTCGCTCACCAAGTCGCCCGATCCGCATTAGCGCCACCCTCGGTTCATCAACAGAATTGACTCAGCCCCCAGCGGCAACTTTGACGCCGATTGAAAGCTAACCTCTTCACGATTTTCGTACAAGTGCGCAAGTACAAGCTTGATCGCTGCCTTGTAATTATCAGGAACAGCACTAGCGCCACCGTATCCAGCCACATAGCGTATCTTGATGGCATTGATTGGTTGCAGTATAGTTGTCGGAAATGTAGCGCCATACACTAGTGCGATCCGCCCAGGTTCACCAGCGGTATCGACCACGTAGCGATTACTATTCAGCGTACTAGTCGCACCATTGCGATCTGTGTACTCAATCCCTGTCACCGAAACAAGTGGTGGCAATGGCAACTTAATCGCTTCCGTTGTCCACCAGCCATCTAGGAATAGGTCATAAGTCCGAGTGATAAATGATCGTCGCGCCACATCTTCACAGATGAACCGCGCCGACTTAATGAGCGCAGAGATTAGAGCGTCATCATCGGCAACGTCAACGCGTAGATGTGCCTTCGCTTCCGATAGCGTAATCGGCTCTTCTGTTGGTGCGGTGACGACTTTTAGATTCATTAGTCCTCAGTTTTGCGTTTGCGCTTCTGTACGGCTTTTTCAGTTTCATCAGGCATTGCAGCGGTTTCAATCCCTGAATCAATCGATTTAATTGCTCTACCGATTGAGATTAGAAATTTAGCCATTTGATCCGATGTGCCAATTGACTCACCAGCGACAAAATGTTTGCCATCAATCAGAGTATCCTGCAATAGTTGGATGGTAATCATTCGCAATCCCTCAGTAGTGAGTGGTGACAGATTGCCACCACTCACTAGATAGAACTAGGTGGTCAAAGCATCCAACATAGCAGCGAAACTGGCGACGTTGCGGACAGCGAAGTCAACCGATTGGAACGCAACTACGCGCATAGTACCACTGGTCGATTGGCTGTACGGATCGACAATCACATCCAACCCACCCCACAAGCCCATGAGCAGATCAGCCCAATTGCCGTAGAGGATGGCACTGCAAACGCCAGTGGATGTACCTTTGGTCAGATTCGAGCGAACCTGATTGCTAGTCAAAGCCTTATAGCCGTTCAGCGTGCCGTTGTCCGTCCAAACGAACTGTGCAGTGCTGGTGGCTTTCTCGGTGGTCTTCAGCCTGCCCCGAACTCTAGCATTGGTCAGATACGCGAGTGTACCAAGATCGGCATTGTTGGTGGCGACCGCAGTTTCCAGCGCCACGATATTCGCCCAAGTCGGAGCAGCGCCGTTCGTACCACCAGCCACACTACCAATCCCGCTGGTCATCGCCACGCCACGCGGTTGATTGGTATCCGTCGCAGGATCACCATGCAAGCCAGCGAAATCAATGGCGATCTGCAAGGTAGAAGCCAAATCACCGCGCACGAAATTTTCCACATCGACGCTAGACTGTTGCATCAATCGGCGGCTGTAATCAGTGAAAGCGCCAACGGTTTTAGGACTCATGACAACCTGACCAACAACCTGCTGACTTTCCGTAACAGCGCTACCTTCGCCAACCCAGTAGGCAGTAGCGCCGCCAGTCTGAGCAGGGATAGCGATATTGCCGACCAGATCACCCAGCACCGTAGCGCCAGCCTGACGCAGAATCAGGCGATTGCGCAGGAGTTCGATAAAGCTACCGGAAAGCAGATCAGTAGCAACCATGTTCCCGCCAGCGTTAGCAGTGCCGACCGTCAAGTCGCGACGTTCCTGACTCGCCCAATCAGAAGGAACGTAGAAGCCGCGCGGATCGCTACCAAGACGCTTGGCGGTAGCTTCCGAAGCTTCCCGCTCAAGTTCAGCCCCGCGCCAGTCACGATTAGCAAACGCACTAATCGCACGCACCAGCGAATACTTGCGCAGATCCTTGTCGCTCATACCGATCTTGGAATCACGTTTACCGACCGGTTCAGCAGTCACGTCCTCAAGTTGCTCACGGCGACGGATCTCCTTGTCGAGATTTTCGATGTCGCCCATGAACTTGTCATAATCCTTGCTCTCCTGATCATTCATGGCTCGTTTTTGTTCGTCCACGATGTCAAACAGGTGTTGAGCCTTTTGCACCAGCGCAGCCTTGTCGCGGCGCAATTCGAGAATTTTACTCATTGTCTATTCCTCCGTTTAGGAAATTCTTAATAGATTAAGTCGTTGCCGTTGCAGCGCCCGCTGCCACGCCTCTGTATTTGAATCCTCAACATCATTCGCCTGAACGATGTCTGTTGGAATCTCAGGAATATTCAGTAATGACCGCATCTGAACAGTTGTTTGTCCATAAGCGGGATATGTGACAACACTCACATCGCCATTATTAATGTTGACCTCATGCAATTCACGAATGATTGTGCCGTTTTGGTCGATCCAGTTGTCGGTGATGGTGTAAAACGCAAACGACATTTGGTTCAAGTCGCCACGCTTAACAAGCGTCTGCACATCCCGTCCAGCCTGTGTATCAGGTGGGAAAATCGTCACGCGTAACCCGATCTCATCCTCGACTAGCGTTAGTGTGCCGTTAGTTGTTCGACCAATGGTCATCAATCCACTTTCATGGTTGACCAAAGCACGCACATCTGGATTAGCCGCCAGCGTTCGAGCGAAAGCCCCCGGCTTGATAACCTCAATAAACCCACCTAGATCGTAGGAACGCTGATTAAATACAGCAGCGTATCCCGTAATCGTTGGCTTATCCTCATTCTCTACCATGCGCAGTTCAGGCGCGGTGGCAAATCGTCGTTCTTGATTCATATAATCCTCCACTACGCTAATGGAACAGCGAACCCGCCAATCGTAGCGCTCGTGATCTTATTCCCGCTGTCTGTACTGAATGTCCCGTAGCGCAAGTTGTTGATAATCGTCGCATCAGCTACAGTCTGATTAGTCGTGACTTGAACATTGTTGTAGAAAAGCTGGAATGTGTTACCGGACGGGCGACGGATCTCAATCGCAGCATCTGCGACAAAAGTGCTTACGGCTGTAATCAGATTGGTGTAGACGCCGCTCACACACTTATCTAGATAAACATTGGTGCCATCGTGATAAGCGATTAGGAAATTCTGCGGATTCGTCACGCTATCCAGATTAGCCACAGCGCCAACGTCGGTGCCAAACGCCAAGCTATTAGCCCGAACCGAAACGGTTGAGTTAGGCGAGCCGACAATAATAGTACGCATCAGTGATGGCAGTGACATAAGCTGCATCGAAGCATTGTCGATGCTTACCGTTGTTCCCGCTGACGTTGATCGGAATCCAGCCAGTGCCGTCGATGCCTGCCGTCCGGTATCCACGTAGCTGCCAACAGCGGTACGTGTCAGCCCAACCTGTGTAGTAGCGCCGTAGCGCGATGACACGCCACCACCTGTGAACGCCGTCACATCGAAGGCGTAGCGATACCAAGATCCAACCACTGCGACACTCTGCGTGAGATTGGAGTTAGCCGCTGCTGCCGTAGCCGTAGCTACACCACTGGCGATTGTCCACCCAGCGCCCTTTGTCCAATTCGTATCAGCAGCAAATGCGCCATTAGCAAATAGGTTACTGCCTAGCGTTGGCGTATTAAACGCCCTCCCGTTAGAGTCAATCGACCATGTTGCGCCAGCCCACTCGTAATCATTGATCCGCTGAATACGGATCAACTTAGCGCCAACCGCTCTTGAATTATCATCAACAGATTCGATCCGAAGTGGGATACCAGTCGCGGCTTTTTTGCTAAATTCCAGGTTGCCGCCTAATGTAGCCGTCGCCTCATGCAGAAAAACGCGGAATGGTGTTGATTCACCAAACTTGTCAACAATCAGCCCCTCGATACCAAATTGCCATTCAGCAACAGCAGTCGATCCCCCGGCATCAAGCGATGTAAAAGCTCTTTGTCCAGCGCCAGCCGCCGTACTGGTGACGTTTGCAGCAAAAGCCATGCCCAAATTTTCGCTGATTGTTTCAGCCAGCGACGTTTCAATAACAATCTTTTCCTTTACAGCGCGTCTACCTACCGGCGTATAGGATTGCTCAACCTCGATGTCGTAAAACTCAACGTCACGAACCAGCGTGATCGGCGTGAGAGTCTCGCCCAGTTCCGTCCATGCGACTCCCCAATCGCCACCGTATGGAACGGTGAGCGCATCAGGTACGCTTGCGCCAACTGCCGCCCGAAATAATCGAGCAGGAGCCGCCATAATATCTGTTACTGCCATCGTCTAAAGCCCCTGTCCGAGAATAGAAAGAATATCGCTTACGTCATAGCCAAAATAAACACCAAGAGCAATAACCACAATTGTGATCGTCGCCAGGACAACCTTACCCTCTTTGGCGTTGGCTAGTCGCTCGATCTGAGATTTATCTAATCGTTTGATAATTTCAAAAAAGCTTTTTGTATCCATCAGTCACGCACCGCCTTTACTGTGCAATCGCAACCTTTGTGTAGCGGACCGTACCGCTTCTTATGCCTCACAAGCATTGGCGTTGAGCCGTCGCCAGCGTCGATCTTTGCCCCAGCGCCGACAAAATGATTTTCGATGCCTACAACCTTACCGTCTAGGTCTTTGCAGAAAGGGCAAGAGTCACCACGCGCCATCCATTGCAGGAAAGTAACGCCTAATCCAGCGTAAGCCACCACAGACAGCGCATTCATGAATTCGTATGATTGCCCCATCGCCATCTTGTCGGCTTTTGTCTCTTCCCAACCGTTCAATCGCTCATCAATCAGGTCTGCGGGATCTGTATCTGTCTGGATCGCCTCATTAATCAGCGCCCCGACCTGATTCTGGCTCGATTCGATATAGGTGTTCGCCAGCGTGCCGATAAATCCATTGATCCAGTCGCGTAATTCGTCGGATAGTTCAACTTCCGTGTCTAGCTCATCCCCAACCAGTGAAAGGATTTGGGGTGCAAACGAGACTAAGATTGGCGTCAAATTGTCAACAACCACGCCGCGGTAATCTGCGTAGAACTCAGTAAGCCATTGCTGAAAATCTTGTAAGCTACGTTTGCGCAGGTACTTGTTCACAGATCGGCGTAGATCGTTCGACTCACGACGCACAACTCGACTGATTGAGTCCTCAAGCGCCGGGATAAAGCTATTGGCAAGTTTTTGCTTACGCTTAAATAGCTTTTCCGTCTTAGCGTCTCTAGTCTCAATCTGCTTTGGTGCTTCTCTGTGTTCAATGCCGCAAGTGCAGGCGTCTGCGCTACGCTGTGCTGGTGTGGCTACTGGTTCAGTACCGACCGGAACCATATTCAGCGGCATTAAATATGTGTCGCCACCGTCGATTGGATTCATGTTCTCAAAGCTACGCACATCATTAGCTGATAGCCAACCACCCTGAATGCCCGTCTGGTAGCTGGTGTAGCGGCTCTGTAAATCGCCACGCAACAACGAGTCAAGTAGGTGTTCAACAAAAACTGTATTCTGTTCCGACTTCAGAAGTAGCGACCGCTTAATCTGCTGTTCCCAGCGCACCAGCCAGGGAGTTAGCGAATAGGTCACAAAGTCAAGCGACTGCTGTTCGATACTGGCGTAGCTGGCTTTATCTAGATCGCCAACCATGTGCGCCGGTACACGAAAAATCGATGCAATCTCAGAACGCTGTAGCTTGCGCGTCTCAAGAAATTGCGCGTCTTCCGGTGCCATGCCCACTTGGTCAATGCTCATCCCTTCTTCAAGGATGGCAACGCGGTGAGAATTTTCCAGCCCCTGGTGCCGTGCTTCCCATGAATCAATCAGGCGATCATAAGCGCCGTCCGAAAGATTGCCGGGATGCTTAACGACAATAGATGGTTTAGCGCCATTGGAAAAGAATTTGCTTCCGTAATCCTCCGTTGCTTTTGTCAGCCCAAGCGCATTGCGCATTAGCGAGATCGGGTTGTAGCCAAACAAACCATCAGGCGACAATCCCCGAATATGCAGGATTCGGTAAGCTGGCAATCGCACGCCCTCACCAGATGGCAACCGATAGAAGTACCACAGTGAGCCATCAATACGCTGAATATCTTCCATTCGATCAGTGCGCAGAGGATACAGGGCAGATGGATAGCCCCGCCGATCCCATTCAATTTCAGCGTAGCCATTACCGCGCAAGACTGTGTGAGCCGTCAGCGCCTCACGCATATCCATAGCAGTCATATCAGCGTTAGGGGAATCATGCAGGAGTGAGTACAGCGGATGATCGGTTAATCGATCCTTGCGCTTGCCATTACGCTTGTAGGTAATTAGCGGTAGCGCTGCAATCGATTCGGAGATAACGCGGACACAAGCGTAGACTGTGCCGATAGATAGAGCCACGTCAGCGGAGATTGGGACACCAGAAGCCGACTGATAGCCAGCGCGCAGAGATGCCAGTAGCGCAAGTGGATCAGCGCTTCTTTGTTCTAGTTTCGGGTTAACCAGTCGATTCAGAAATCCCAATGTTTTAGTTGTCCCATAAAAACACAAAGACGCTAGTCCATTAGAACTAGCGTCTTGGCGCTTGGAGAAAAACTTTAATGGCTCGATTAGCTTATCATGACTAAAACGCAGTGACTAGGGTAAAAGTGCGGCTACTTCTGTTGCGTGTTAATCCTGGTGAAGTTTTTGCTAGAGCGTCGATCTACCTGAGCCTTACCACTGCGGATTGTTTCAAGAAAATCTATCCGGTAGAGCATCCCACCGTCCACAATTTCGATGATCCCAGATGGCGTAATCTCACAGAGTTTTTTACCATGCGATCTCACCTCAATATTTGATTTGTTCATTGCTCACCTCGCGCCATATATACAGCCAATCCAATCATACCGATGCCGACAATGCCGCACAACACAGCAACCCCCAACAGGCTGTAGATTGAGTAGCCTAGTAGAACGCTGCCGCTAATAGCTATGTAATCGCTCTTGCTCATATATATCGTAATCCTCTACTCTCATAAACTGATTCAGGCTCATCATCAGTATCATTGCGCACCGAACGATCTAGCGCCATCATTAAAGCGACCATGCCGTCGATCTTCTCTGTACTGCGCTTCTTATCAGGCTTTAGATTGCCTGCCGGATCTTGTGTCGCTACCATGTTGCCAGCCATCCACGTCAGGATAGGATTACCACCATGCGCCAACTGTTCGGATAGCATAAGCACTTCAAGATTTTTCATTGCTGGCGACATTGATTGATAGCCCTGTCCGAATTGGGCAATCTCAATTCCAGATTCTTGCAACTTCTGGCTAACTTGTACGCTACCCCAACGATCAAACGCAATCTCTTTTATGTCGTACTTCTGAGCCAACAGATCGATCTCATGCGTAATTGCGCTATGGTCGATCACGTTGCCAGGAGTGGATTTAATCAAACCCTGTTGGTGCCATGACAGATATGGTACGCCGTCACGATTGGATCGCAGCTTCATATTCTCATCTGGAATCCAAAATCTTGACACAATCTGATATGGCTCACCATCATCAATCGGCGGAAACACAAGAACGAATGCTGTAATATCAGTGGTACTCGAAAGGTCTAAGCCACCATAGCAAGCCCGACCAATCAGATCGTCCTCATTCACAGTCTTAGCGCAGGCTTCCCACTTTTCGGGATTAGTCCAACGTTCACTTGCTTGCGTCCAGATGTTCAACTCCAACCGTAGGAAAGCATTCAGAGCGCTAGGCATATCCTTTGCCCGTCGAAGTTTGCGCCGTAGATCGTCACGATTCTTAGATACGCCTAGATTGGGATTGGCTTTAATCCAACACGATTCATCTGAGTAGTCATCACCATCGTCTAAGCTAAAGACAATCCCAAATAGTGAATCGTCGTCTGCTGTGCCTTCCAGTACGCGCTTGACCAGCGTGTTCATCTCGTAACAGAATGATGATCGGTCATAGCCAGCGGTTGTAATCGCCAGCATTAGCGGCTGTCGTCTTGCACCAGTGGCGGTATCTAGCAAGTCCCAAACGTCACGCGTCTTGTGAGCGTGCAATTCATCAACGATAGCGCAATGGACATTCAAGCCATCCATCGAATTGCTGTCACGTCCCAGCGGCTCAAACTTGGAAGATGATTTTGGAACGTGCAGATTGTCACGGAATCGCTTGATCCGTTTGCGTAATGCCGGGGATGAAGCAACCATACGGGTTGCCTCCTGGTGAACGATGCGCGCCTGATCTCTTTTTGTTGCCGCTGCATAGACCTCAGCGCCACCTTCACCATCAGCAGCCAGCATATACAGTCCCATACCTGAGAGCATGGTTGACTTACCGTTCTTGCGCGCCACTTCAATGTAAGCTGTTCTAAATCGGCGGTAATAATTCCCGTTGTCGGGACTTTTCTTCATCCAACCAAATACATTCCAGATAATGAACTGTTGCCACGGCTCTAACTCAAACGGCTTGCCTGAAAACTCACCTTTTGAATGACGCAAGAACTTGTAGAAGTCAATGGCGTGCTGTGCAGCATCAGCATCGAAGCGCAAGCCCCGACCTTTGCCCGTTTTTAGGTCGTCAAGGTAGCGCTTAACCGCCAATTTGACCCACTTGCAGGCTGCAATTGACCCATTTTCTACCCCATTTATGTACTTTTCCACTGCCGAATTGGTCGTTTTTTTAGCCATTCTTGCCTAAAAACCAATAAAAAGAGCGCCTAGATCCATCGATCCAGACGCTCTTTTGGCGTTCAAATATAGTGATTTCGAGCTACTTACCGTTCAGAAAATCATCAAAATCGTCATCATCACCAGACCCAGGCACACTGATTCGACCCCTAGATGATGGCGTAAGCCCAAATTCAGTAGCGAACGCCCGCATTGTCTTGCTCTCCATATCAGCGATCTTGTGCCAGGGCGATGGACGCTGAAACCCTGTATCTGTATCGTAGACCATGCCATCAATATTCAAACGATTAATAGCTTCAATCCAATTGGCGTAACTCTGGCAGTAGATAGCCAGTGATGCACGATCAACCTGCGTCAACAACCCTAAGTCAAAGAGCGCTTGCGCCATCCGTTGCCACTCAGCTTTGGCTTTATCCGATAATTCAGCAGGACAATCAGGTAGCTCTAAGTTAGGTTGCGGTTCACTCTTGCTTAGTGAGCGTTTGCCAGGGTTGCCTTGCAGCTTCTTAAGTTCGGTAGGCTTAGGTTTGCGTCCAGTCATGCCGTATAAAATGTTCTCAAGAAAAAAGTTTTGGAATTGCGATTGTGAAAGTTTGACCACCAGCGACGGTCATCCAGCAGAGGGGTACATACATTTTTGACCCCCTACCCCTCAACCGCCACGCGCTGTAATCCCAGAGTGACACGGCTTACACAGTGCTTGCAGGTTATCGAATGAATCGCTACCACCATTGCGCTTGGCTACCTTATGATGCACCTCTGTCGCCTCACTCACTCTACTTGCAGCCTTGCATACTTCGCACAATGGATGTGAACGCAGGAAAGCCATACGAATCTTGCGCCATCGATAGCCATAGCCACGGCTAGATGATGATGCTCTATCATCCGGTCGGCTCAACCACTTGTGCCGCCCAGCCCCGCACTTGGTACACTCGCCATCGACACGGCAACCAGAACAGCCAGGACGGTTACAGGCGACGGGTGCAAGCTTAGGCATTGTGCATCATCGCCATCGCCATCAGCGGTTGATACACAGGTTTGAGTTGATTACGTCGTTCTATCACAACCTGCCTACGATCTAACCACGAATGAATAGTCTGTTGCGACTCAGTATCGCAGTGATTAAGTAATTGAATCTCTTGCAGCGTCATGCCTAGCTCGATGAGTTCGTCGGTGCGTTTGCTAACCATTCCTGAATCCTCTTGACAACATCTGGATCGGTGCTATCAATTTCAGAGCATGGTACGCCAAAGTTCTGGCGGCAAAAGTATTCAGCCTTGTAAATCATATCCCGATCCGATTGCACATTGCTATTGCGACATAGGATGATCGCCAGCTTCAGCATGGTAAGCTTGAACAATTGATCATCGTTCACCACTCGCTCTGTCATGCCATCCATTGGCGGCGCTCTCCCTTTTATTTACAAATATATACGAGTGACAGTAGCATAGAGATTTTGCCGTAGCTAGGTATGAATTGAAGATAAATAAAAAGAGGCTGGACATTGCCAACCTCTCCTTATTTACTTTGGATAGCCCATCTGCAACAATTTGACTATCATGTCATTTCGGCTATCTGCGCATAGCTTCACTCGTATATTGTCGGCTATGTGTTGCGCTCTCAGTTTGCTAACGCTTAGGATCTCTGCTGCTTCAACAATATTATGATCCGCTAACAGAACATTAGCCATTTCAGCCTCACGCTTAGTCAAATTGACGCTCACGAATCGCCCTCTCCTCTTTGCCGTACCCTTTTTTGAACAATGCCACGATCAATCCATTAATCGTCCTAGCGCCTACCTTCTTACGTATTTCTCTTACAAGATCATAAGTGTGCTTTGCGCTGTAATGAACCTTCTTGGCTACCTCACCTTGCGTGTACCCAGCAGCCAGAAGATGAGCGATCTTAGATTCCAAATCACTGAATTGCAGATCCATCGTTCTGTCGTTCCTTTCGCAAATGGCTAATCAATTCCTTCTTAGATAAGAACCGCATCTTGATACGCATCCATTCAACGATGCCATTGATACGGCTTGCGCTACATCCAAAAAATACGGCAATCTCTCTTTGCTTCTTTCCATCTGCCAACATGCTGGCAATGGTCTTTTCCCTCTCAGAAAACTCAATCATTATGCACCCTTCTTCCCTACCAATCCGATAGCCAAGAATTCGCCAAATGATTCAGGGCATTGGTTATTAGCCCGTATCCGTTCCATCTCTTTTTGCATTTCTACATTGTTGGCTTTCAACTGTTCTAGCATCGCTTGCATTTCCTCGAAGCTCAATTCCTTATCGTGCTGCTTGCTCATTTTGTTATTCTCCTATGTGTCAAAAAACTTAATCAACGATGACGATAGTATAGGTCAGTGGACAGGTGTTGAGAACGGATATATTGCTATAAAAAAACAGTAACTTATCAATTGAATTCATGATCTGCAACCGCTATACTCAATCACAAGGAGTATACAAATGCTTAATTTACTAATGACTTTATCAATCGCTATACAGTTACTCAGCTATCCAGCCAACGCCATGCAGCGTATCGGATTAGCTGCTGATTACTCATTGACTAAGGAAAGCATCACCGACTATCAGATCGATAAGTTGGGGATTGGCTGGTACTACGACTACCGCAATCAAGACAATCCCAATCGACCTATTGAGTACGTTCAAACGTTATGGAGACATAATCGAATCACTAAGTCAGTGTTGCAGAATCGTGTTCGTCTTAACCTCGGATCAGCTTGGATTATTGGGAATGAGCCTGATCACGCAGGACAAGCCAACCTAACGCCACAAGTTTATGCAGACGCCTACTACAACGTGCATGGTTGGATTAGAGAGATTGATCCGACCGCCAAACTAATCGTTGGCAATGTCACACAGCCATCACCGTTGCGCCTACGCTACTTGGATGCTGTGATTGATTACTATCGATTGAAGTACGGTGTAGCGATGCCTGTAGACGCTTGGGGCATTCACGGCTATATCATGCCTGAAAACTGCGGTTGGGGCATCGGCTATCCGGTTGGTGCAACTGACACATCTGGCGGGATGCCGTGCAGTCATGGCGACAAGCATGGCGACTTAGCAACATTCCAATCCCAAGTGGTAGCATTCAGACAATGGATGAAGGAACGGGGATATGGCGACAAGCCACTATGGATCACTGAGTACGGGATACTCTTGACGCCAGCGCACGGCTACGGTACAGAGCGAGTAGCCGACTATATGATTGGCACGATGGATTGGATGTTACGCGCAGCCAATTGCGACATTGGGCTTGTCAATGATGATTGTCGGCTGGTTCAGCGTTTTGCTTGGTTTAGCGTGAATTACTATCCGGTGAATGGACAACTATATGATAATCAATCGAAGCAATTAAATGACTTGGGGATTAAACTAAAAGACTATACTGATCAGGTGGTTGCGGCTATCTTGCCAACTGCCACTGAGCCAGCAACGCCGACACCAACAGCAACGCCGACACCAACAACAACGCCGACACCAACAACAACGCCAACGGTTGGGGCGACTGTGACGGCAACAGCTACCCCAGCGCCAGCAGATGTAGACCCTACGCCGATACCCTACGTGCCAATTGTTCTGCCAACGATTGAACCTACCGCCACGTTGTCGATGCCAACGGCTATCGCTACCGTAGAGATTGAGCCTGTGATCTACTCGCACTATCTCCCGTTTGTTCCTGTCGATTAGATGCAAAAAAGAGAGTGGCGATATATGCCACTCTCTTTTTCCTACGCTTCAAATCCTACAGAATCTAAATCAATCTCAGGTTCAATCTCTACGTCGCTATCCTGCGTGCTACCGTAGCAGAACACTGGTGGCTTACGCTCAAATTTTGGGATACATCCGCCAGGGTGCAATAGCTCCATGTAAATTTGCTTCTTCCATTTAGCGGTGTCAAAAATCGGTTGACTCATCTTTATATCCTCCATCACTTAATTGTTTGCGAACCATTCAACTACGTCATCACTGTCAAACGCTACGACTAGCGGACCGTCCTCAAAATACTTGCCGTGCCAATCGATCTCATCATCGGTCAACTTGCCGCCACGCTGCTTGACTTCCACCAGTAGCGCCAGAATCCGTCCAGATGACGATAGACCACTTACTATCAGATCAGGGACACCAGCGCCGACCGTGTGAATGTGTGTGACGTGGTATCCCAATCCTCTCAACTCAGCTACAATCTGCGGCTGATTCTTATCAACTCTTGCAATCCGTTTAGCCATTGTGTACTCCTGTAATGGCGTTCTGGACGCTCTTGCGTTGATTTAGTGCATTGCAACGTGGTATTTCACCTCTTTGGCGATTCTGGCAGCTTCTAGCGATGTGTATCCTGCCTGTTCAGCCATGCGATAAGCTTCTCGACCTTTGATCCCCTGACGTTTGAAGTCAATGATTGTTTGCGTCATCTGCTTACGGAATTCCTCTTTTTCCGCCACTCGAATATCGGCATCCTTGCTTTGATCGATACGATCCAGCCAGGGCTTCAAGGTTAGTTTTGGTGAGAAGATATACTTCTCAATTTCTTCTAGCGTCCAACCGGGATAAATCGCCGCTAACGCTACTGTTCGGCGTTCTACCGCACGATTCACACGCTTTTCCGCAACGTTTAGCGCCTGCTCATTTTGCTTTTCCGCAGCAGCATAAGCATCCATCTCAGCTTGCGTCTGCATTTGCTCTAGCCGACGCTCTAATCGCTGCACACCGATCTTGTATGTCCGCGTGTTGGCGATGCGCTCGGAGAACTGAATTAGCGCATCATCGGCAATCGTGTATAACTTTGGCTTACGCGGGCAGTCTTGTTCATACTCGACAACATTCCAATCCTCTAGCTTGCGCAGTGCGACACCAACAGCAGATGGTTTCATACCGCGACGCTGTGCGATCTCAGTCTTGGTCGTGCCAGGATTCTCTAGCAAGTCAACCACTGTAATCAGACCGAAGAATCCTAACCCCGGCAACATCTCATCTAGCGAATCCGTTATCTTGCGATCATCGTCGCCAATCGTTGCAATCTTAGCTTGCTTCTTCTGAAATCGTGACGTACCTCTAGCGAATGAGTCATCAGCTTTCATGCCGCCAAGACTAAATGTGATCTCGCCAGTTTTGTCGTCACTTTTGTCGTCATTAGATTGAACACCATGATCTTTCTCACTGTGATCTATTATGGTGTTCAAAGTAGAGACGGCAAAATCTACTAAATCAACGACAAGCCCCGACTTATGGTCACTACTTTTGTCGTCACTTTTGTCGTCATTAGATTGAACACCATGATCTTTCTCACTGTGATCTATTATGGTGTTCAAAGTAGAGACGGCAAAATCTCCATCTTTATCCTTATCAGGTACAGGTAGATCGCAATTGAGCAAAACGCCATTGACCCGATCAATAAAGTTGCGTGCGGTTACATGACTCGCAACCGCTACCTTGACACCTTCCGTATTGGTGCATTCGGTGATTGTGCGTAACGATAGTTTTAGACCCTTAATCCGACCAGCTTTCTTGGCGTAATCTAAACCGTTGTCGTACAGCATCCGATCTGTGTTGCCTGTCCGGTATCCCCGTTTTGACTGCCGATCAACCGGAACAATCTTGCTCCAATCGGCATTCAACACTAACGCACGGTGCCGCTTTAGAAAGTCTTCCATGTCGCCGTGCGTCAAGATCCCTAATTCCCGACCAATCTCCAACGCAGCGTCTTCATAGTCGCCACCAAACTGGTAAGCCACAACCACATCAAATGGTGAACGTGGTCGGTTGCTATCATCAGTATAGAGAACATCCGACGATGAATGATGCCAAGAACGATTGTTAGGGAAGATCGCCACACTGTCAGAATCACGACCAGGGCGACATAAGCGCCCGTTGCTGCCGTTGGTGTATCCAAACCGCAACAACTCATCCTTAATGGTGCGCGTAGCATTGTATTCAGCCATAATGCGAATAGCGTAAGCGCTTAAGTTATCGCAATCAAGATCGATGTCATCACCGTTGTCGATCTTGATATAGGCGGGTGGCGTAACAGTTGTTTTCTTGCGCTTCTCTACAGGCTTATTGTTCGTTTCCTCAATCACCGGAAACAGGTCGATAATCTGATTAGCGGAGTAGGTCAGGTTAAGATTGAAATCAACGTAACGAACCAGTTGCGGCTCAGGGTAGATTTTTTTGATATTCCAGCTACCAGGGAGGCGCAAGATACGTGCAAGGTCTTTAGCCGCAGGATCGCCGCCAACAAACTGCGTCCATCGGCGTTGTAGACTCTTAGCGTAGTTCAGCGTCTCAACATCTGAGATTGAAATTGTTTCGTCAAGCAACCACACACCTTGAAAGCCGCCACCGCTGAACCACCAAGCGCTAGGCTGAATTGGTAGGTTGCGGATATATTCAAAAGCCATCTGATTGTAGCGGTTCATGTCGCCAGCAAACACATCTTCCTTTGCTGCCTTGATCGACATATTCCAAACCGTCTTATCGCGTGCAGTGGCGTGTTCTGGCGATTCACGTAAGATACTATACTTTGCCTCAACCATATCAGTGGTTGGTTCTGCAAAATCCTTGCCGTCGAAGTCTGCAAAAACGCAATTAACAGCGTTGATCTGGTTGTTCTTGCCGCGGGTATAGGATTGAATATATTCATCAGACTTGCCGACCAAATAAGACTTTTGGCGGTCGGCATCAGTAATCGACACAGCAGCGGGATTGATACAGAAGTAGGTATGCTTCTTCTGACCAGCATTGATCCAGTGTAGTGGTAAGTATCCAGACTCTTCGACTGGAACCCACAATGATTCTTTGCCATTGCCCGACTTGCGACCGTTTGGCGTCCAGAAGTGGCGTAACGTACCACCTACATGCAGGCGATCCAGTAACTCACGCGACCGATCCAGCGTCCAAGCAACATCCGCTTTTTTGCTGACAAAATCACTATAGCTCTTGACACCGTTCTTTTTTTCTGTTACAATCGATATATAACCGTCCATTTGGTAGTAGACGGTCTTGCCGTTCAGGGTTTGATAAGTTGCACTGCCTAGATTGACAGTGGTAGGCTGTTGCATTAAAATTGATTAAGCCTTTCAATTTATTGGCTTGAACCGTTGGTAGCGATTCAGGCTGATTGGTAGATTGATTGGTTGAGACATTGGAGCGCTGTGAGTGGGCTAAAACACACAGCGCTCTTTTCTTTTTTATTGGGCATACCACACTTGCCCAAGTTTTGCCATATCGCGCTCTAACTTCTCATCTAGAGCCGTGCGAATATACTCGCTGACATTGAACCCGAACCGGCTACCAAGTTTTTCAACTTCATCGATCACTGTTGGATCGATACGCACCGGAACATACTTCTTTGCCACTTGCCGCTTTACTTCGATACCACACTCGTTGGATAACATATTTGAACCTTTCGTATTCATGACTGTAAAACTATCTGTGTTACAGTTTACAGTAAAAAAAAGGCAATGAAAAGGGTAGTTTTGCTGTCCTTTTTCTTTTTCTTAAATCTCCTTTCGCCCACATATTACATCTGTTCCGGCTGACCCGCTAAATCCCAAATATGTAAATTAATGAAACGTAAGTCATTTGTCGGCTCTATACGTTCACCCTACGATTGCTATACGACTACTTTAGGTTGAGTCAATCTATAGCGCAAATTCCGATCTGTGTAAAACTCGCTATTTTGCGCCCATCTTTGTTAGCGTTGTGTTAGCGTTTTCTGATAAAAGAAAAGGTAGACTGCATTGTCTACCTATAGCAATATTCAGTTTGTTCAAATCCTACGCCGCAACAACTTGCGCAATCTGGTACTTGCTACCAGCCTTGACAATCCGACCATCAGCCATTAGGCTATTCAGATAATTGTAGATATTACCGCGGCTACAAACACTGTCACCGCCAATCAACCGATGAATCTCAGTAGCGCCAAGTGCCAGATGCTCACTGACAACATTGACAATCTGATCTGTCAGGCTGACACCCGCATTGACACTTTTGTCAGTGCTGACAGTTGGGTTGACAACTTCTGACACCTCTGACAAATCCTCTGACAGTTCTGACACCATCGCATTGACACTTTTGTCAGTGCTGACAGTTGGGTTGACAACTTCTGACACCTCTGACAAATCCTCTGACAGTTCTGACACCATCGCATTGACACTTTTGTCAGTGCTGACACTTGGGTTGACACTTTTTGTCACCTCTAACAAGCCAGCTAACACATTGTTACCACCTGTATTGTCAGCCCTGACAGGCTGATTGACACTTTTGTTGTCAGGGTTAACAACCATATTAGCCTGATTGACAATTCGACTATCAGGGCTGACAACCTCTGACACCATCGCATTGACACTTTCTGACACTTTGACAACTGCATTGTCAGTCTGACTGTCAGTCGAATTGATTCTGTCAAAAGCGCGTGCCAGCTTTTTCTCAACGACTGTCATAGCCATCTCGTTAATTCGATCCTGCATTGCCGAAAGATCAATATGACTAACAGCCTCATGGATCTTAGCGTCCATCTTTCGGTCAATATTCGCAGTATCAGCAGCCTCAGCTTCTCGTTTTTTCTTTTGCGACGATTCAAACATCGCCGCAGCATAAGCCAGTAGTCCCTCGAAGATTAGCGGGAAGCCGTAGCCTTGCAACATCGACTTAGCAACAATTCCCCACGTCCCATTGGTGCATATCTGTTCTTGGTTGACATAATGGCATATAGACGAATCGTAGTAAGCGATTGATTGAATTGTGCCACTCAATAGAGCAACGGCAACCACAGCGCCAGTCATCCATTGCAAAGTCGTCTTGTCCTTAAAATCGACTTTTGACAGCATAATAGCTACGCCGACCAACCCCAACGATAAGCCAGCCGCAACAGCGTATGTCGTGATCGCGCCGTGACCATGTGCCAGCCAATCCTTTATTGTGCCGAATGATCCGAACGCCACTAATAGCATTACGATATGGATCAATGTTTCAACCGTAAACAGATGAGCAATAAAATTCTTCTAGTGACCCGACAGTTTGAAGGGATTGGACAATAGACAAGGTTTCGGATATGTTAAGAG